CGGAATGATATGAGGGTATTGGATTAATCCAATATTTCTTCCGTCATACCAAAATGTATTGGATGGTTTTAACGAAGGGGTGCAAATGTCGTAGGAAGCTCCATTGGGGCTTGAAGAACTTTCTTCACATCACTGCAGAACACATCTTGCTTAGAAATTTCTATAGCTTTATTGATGCGTTCCAAAGGCTAGCTCCATTAGCGTAGACCTGGGTCACCGATAATTTCAGTTGAAAACTCATTTGAGGATCCGTTGCTGTCGTTAAAGGGCTCAGGCCATGCTACTACTCCCGACCATTGGTTGGAATGAGGTGCTGGTACCGTGATTATTTGCAGAACTAGAGGTATGTTCTTCTTTTAGTTAAGTCCTTCGACAAAACGGGAAGATACACGTTATCCCCGGTCTTTACAAAATGCTAGGATATCCAATGTTAGCGCAGGATTCTTTCGAATACGCACTATCATTGCTAGCGGCAATGGTGAAACTTCCAATCCGTTAAGGAAAAGTCGTTTAGCCATTTCTGCTTGATTATATCCCAACGTACATTTATTTACAGATACTTCGACTCCGGTTTGACGTAGGTTTTCTATAAGTTGTTTTTACACAGACTTATCGAAGATACTAAGATCATCGCCAAGAATCAGTTAATTTGTAAAGTTATCCTTACCCACCTGCTTGGCCGAAAATCGGACTAGCTAGTGATAAGTAAGGGTGCAGGCTGCCCAACTGGATTAAAAACCCATTGGCTGGCCTACACTGTACGTGCAGTACCCAAACTTCGAATTGTAAAAACTTCGACGTGTTAGGATACTGCGCCATATTGTAGAGATCTTAGTCCCTTATAGGCGTTCAAGGAGAAGTTCCTGGTATTATACCGGAAACCGATCTGTAAACGCTGTGCAATCAATAGACCCTACGAATTTTCCTTCTCCGGTTTTCCGAATTAGGACCTTTCGCAGGCGACCTTGGTTCTACGTGCAGTCTGATTTAATGCTTTTAAGCATCTTCATTAGGCTGTCATGTAGGGGGAGAAGTGCCATTTGACTCCATTAATCTCCTATAGCAACATTGCGGGTTTTACCTGCTTTGTCCTTTAGGAAATGAAGTTTCGAATGGCGGACTTTCTTAGGAAGTTTGTTCAAATATATGGGTTAATCTTTAAAAAGACCTCCCTTGTACTGTTCAAACGACTTCTAAAGTCCTGGCTGCCAAGTAATTTTACCCAGCTTACTAATCCACGATAGGAGCTTTGGATCATGGAGCAATACCAATAGATCGGACATACACGAAAGTGTAGCCTTTCCATTGGGACCTGCTTTTGACCGAAGCTTCCAATTGGCCAAGGGCCGGATAACAGAGTTTTTAACAATGTTATCTGGTATTTGGGAGTCAC